GGCACGCCGCTCTCCGAGATGGTGGCATGGCGGGGAGACCCGGGCTGGGCCGCACGGTAGGGGTCAAGAGCCTGAAGGATATGGGCGGAGTAGCGACGGCGGAACAGCAGGCGGCGACGCAGCAAGGGGCGCCAACCGTAGAGCTAGAGCCCGTCAGGCGAACGCTGCGAGACGAGATCGAAGAGCGTATCCGCGAGTACGACGGGCCTATCGAGCAGGCGCGCCAGCGCGAGGAGGCTGCCGAACCCGAGTTCCAGGCCGCGCGTTCGGCAGTCAACCGCGAGGAAACATCCGAGAACCGGGCGCGCTTCCGGGCGGCGATGGAGCAGAAGCGCATCGCCAGTGATGAGAAACGGCGATTGGAGCGCGAACAAACCAGGCGAGCGCACGAACTTCTGCGCGTGAGCGATCCGATCACCCTGAACGTCAAGATGACGCGGAAAAAGGAAGAGTGGATAGACGGCGTGAGGGAGTTCTCTCAGTTTGTGAGTCGCAGGGAGTTGGATGGACAGGCGGTGGGCATCCAGGCATCTACTCGCGGCTACAACTACTACGACCCCGACACTCGGACAATCCACATATGCCCGGATGAGTTCAAGAGCACCGTCGTACACGAACTAGGGCACTGGCTTGAGGATGCCGTACCGGGCGCCAGGGATCGGGCGGTTGCACTGTACGGTGAGCGCACGGCGGGGCAGCCGACCTATCGCGGCGGAGAGGGGCTGGCTTTCCAGACCCTACGCAAGGGCAACCCTTCCTGGTACAACGACTATATGGGGGTTGACTATGGGGGACGCGCCACCGAGCTTTTGTCCGTGGGAATGGAGAGCCTGTTGACTGACCCGGTGAGGTTTATGCGACAAGAGCCCGGGGTGTTCGACTTTCTTATGGCAGTGATTAGGGAGCCTTAATGGCGGCAAGTATTCGCGTGGGTCGGATAGAGGCGACGATTGAGGGCTATCGATGGCGCTCGACAGACGCGACACTTGCGGCGCTACTAAATGCGATGCTGCCCGAATACGGGCCGCCACCGTATCACGTCCCGGCGGACTATGTGGCGGCGCTTCAGGCGATAGAGCAACTGGGGGGAGAGGTCATAAGGTATGACGACGCGCCAAAGCCAGAGCCAGGGCTCATCATCTAGGCTGCCGGGGCGCTGCGCTCACTGCGCTCACGCACAGGGCATGAAGTGTGGGGCGTTTCCCGACGGGCTTCCGCTGGTGGTGATCCTGGGCGGGCATCCGCACGATACGCCGCTGCCAAGCGACAACGGCATCCGCTACGAGCCGGTGGAAGAGCGCAAGTGAACCCAACTACGGGCGGGTTTCAGTGGCGAGGGCGAGGATTGGGCGGTAGCGGCAGAGTAGGGGCCGTTCGCAAATGCGCACGCAGACGCTGGCGCGGTTCGGGGAGCGCGCGGCGGAGCGGATCGGGGAGGCGCTGCTTTACAATGTGGCGCTGGGGCGCGGCCCGCGTGAGACGGCGCGCGAGATGGCGGCCTGGGGGGCGCCGCTGGCGGACGCACTGCGCATTGCGCGGACTGAGCACGTGCGCGCGCACCGGATGGCGACGATGGACTCCTATCGGCGCAATCCCCACGTGGTGCGCGGCTGGGTTTGGGCGAGCGCGCTGATCCCTGGGCGGACCTGTGCGGCGTGCGTGGCGATGAACGGCACGTGGCATCCGCTGACCGAAACGCTGGACGACCATCCCAACGGCCTGTGCGTGGCGATGGCGGACACGGTGTCATGGGAGGAGCTGGGCGTAGCCGGCGTGCCCGACACCGGCGCTGTCGTGGAGGACGGCGAGACGTGGTTTGCACGCCAGCCGGAAGAGGTGCAGCGGCAGATGTTGGGGCCGGGGCACTACGAGGCATACGTGGCCGGGGTACGACTCCGGGACATGGTGGCCTGGCGAGACGACCCGGACTGGGGGCGGACCATCGGGATCAGATCGCTGGCAGACCTGGAGGCTGATTTGGGCGGGGTATTGGCTGATCGTCGCGGGCCGGGCGCCTAAGCGCTCGCGCCGCTGGCAGCCTTTTCCTATAACACCGCACGAGGCGGGATCAACTCGGAGGAACGCATGGCAGAAGCAACAGAGAGTACCGCGCAAACGGACAGCACGCCGACGGCTGCAACGGGCACCGACCCGGCAGGGACGCCCCAGGTGGCGGCCCCTGAACCAACGGGACAGCCGGCGGAGCGCACAGTGCCGCAGAGCGAGGTCAACAAGTTGGTTGGGCAGACACGCAGCCAGGCCCGAGAGCGGCTCCTCAAGGACCTGGGCTTTGACTCAGAGGACGCGGTAAAGGCGGCCCTGGGCAGGCTCAAGGCGATCGAGGATGCCCAGAAGACGGCGGAGGAACGGCTACAAGCGGAGATTGCCCGGCGCGACAGGGCGCTCGCCGACGCACAGGCGGAGAACGCGCGCCTTGCGCAGCAGCGCACGGAGACGCTGATCCGCGCCGAGGTGATTGCCAAGGCGCAAGCGGCTGGCTGGCGCGACCCCAACGACGCGTATCGGATGGTGGACCTGAGCACGGTGAAGGTGCAAGAGGATGGCTCAGTGGCTGGGGTGGCCGAGCAGTTGGCGGCCCTTACGACGGCCAAGCCATACCTACTGACACCCACTGGCACGCTGGGGCCGACCAATCCGGGGCGTCCGGGCACATCCGCGGTAGAAACCGACGACCAGCGGCGTACACGCCTCTGGGGCGCCGGCGACACGCCGATCGGAAGGGGCCAAGGCGGAGGCGTGTTCGCGCCCGAATAGGCACACGGGGTAGAGGAAGGAAATGAGCGGCTATTCCACTGTAAGTTCGCTGAACAAGCTGTTTGCGAACATCTACGAGGACGCGGTGTTTGCGGTGCGTGAGCAGACCATTGCTACGCGCCTCGTCACCACGTTCACCGACGGTCGCGGCGACCAGACGCGGACGATCTCCGAGTATCCCTCGGTGAGTTTCCAGGCGGTGGCCGAGACCGAGGACTATGCGAACCCGACCGAGTTCAAGAAGACGTCGCTGTCGACGCTGACCCCGGGCGAGTACATGGCCCAGTTCATCCTGACCGACCGCCGGCTGGAGACCGATCCCCAGGACGCCCGGCGCGATGCTGCGCTGGAATTGGGCTACGGTGCCGCGGACAAGGTCGACAGCGACGTGCTGGGCAACATCGCCAATCTGACCGGTGGCACGGTGGGCGCGTCCGGGACGGCCATGATCTGGGGCTACCTGTTTGCGGCCATCAGCCGGCTCAGGCAGGCGAAGGTGCCTCGGCCATACTACGCGGTGCTGGCGCCGTACCACTGGCACGACCTGGCGACGGCGGTGACTCCGGCGGCCACTACGGCCACCAACGCGCCGCAGTTCCAGGACGAGGTGATGCGCCGCTGGTACGTCGGCAACGTGGCCGGTCTTGACGGCATCTTTGTGAGCGCTAACGTGCCCGTCTCTGGTACGGACGCGTATAGCGCCGTGTTCAACCCCCGTGCTATCGCGTACGACCTCCGGCGCGACTTCCGGCTGGAGCCGGAGCGCGACGCGTCGGCGCGCGCGTACGAGCTGAACGCGACGATGCTCTATGCGCACGGGGTATGGCGGCCGAAATGGGGTGTGGCGATCAAGGCGGATAACAGCGCCCCGGAGAGCTAAGGAGTAGGTGAGCGATGTTCGGGTATCGTAATGTTCGCAGTGAGGTAGTTCACCTGCCGGACCCCACGGCTGACGGCACGTTTGTTATCTGGCGAGCGCCAGCGCGGGCGGTCAAGGTGGAAATCCTGGACGCTTGGGCGGCGATTCCGACGGCGATCAGCGGCACGGGCACCGCGGTTGTGCTGCAACTGTTTGATCGTGGTGCGTCGGGGACGGAGACCGTGGGCACGATGTCTGCGGCTCTGGGCGCGTCGGGTACTGGGGACTGGGCGGCCAACGTGCCGCGCGCCTTCACCCTCAGTGAGGGCACGCTGGACGGTGGCGACTACCTCTGCCTCAAGTACGACGAGTCCGGGACGATCACGCCGACGTTCGTGACCGTCGGGTTCAGCTGGGTGTCTGGCGTAGGCGCCTGATAGCGTGTAGCGATAGTGGGCCAACCTAGGGGAAACCCGAAGAGCGCTAAGCCCCCGGCGCCTGGTTGGCCCAGCAGGGGGTAGACAACACAGAGGAGGGGGCAGTGCGAGTTTTTTGGTGGTCCAACGCGCCGTTAGAGATGGCGGCCCGGTAAGGCAACTTGCCGGTGAACACGCCCCAAATTCGGGGAACACCCAGGGGTGGGCAATCCCGAGCCAAGCCCGGCAGACGCCGGGAAGGTGTAACGACTAGAGGGGGCGCACCCGGCGATGGCCGGGCGATGGGATAGTCTGAACTGCGGGCATAACCGAACGATGAAGCCGCAGAGGCGGGCGGAAACGACTCGCCCACCGCGAGAGCGGGGGTAACAGAATGGGACCTCTACGGGATACGGGACTCAGACGCGCGTGAACGTGCCGCGCATTCGGGCGCTGGGGCACGAGGTAGTGCTAGGGGCCAACTACGGTCTGGGCGGCGCGGTACTCAGTATGGGGGACAGCGGCTCAATCTATCCGCTGGGCCTGGAGCGCTCCGGTAACGACGTGCTAGCGGCCCATGCCGCGCACTGTGAGGCGGACGTGGTCATCACGCTCTACGACGCTTGGGCTTTCCGTCCGGCGGCGGTGAGCGCGGTGCGCTGGTGTCCCTGGGCTCCGGTGGATCACGAGCCCATGCCGGGGCCGGTGCGGGACGCCTTGCGGCTGGCTTGGCAGCCCATTGCCTACAGCCAGTTTGGCCAGCGCGAGATGCAGAACGCCGGCCTGGATGCGGCGTACGTGCCGCACTGTCTGGATATGAGCGAGTACACGCCGGGGAATCAGGCCGAGAGCCGCGAGCGGTTGGGGCTGCCGCAAGACGTGTTCGTGGCGGCCATGGTGGCGGCGAACAAGGGCGTGCCCAGCCGCAAGAGCTTTCCAGAGGCCTTCATGGCGTGGCGAGCGTTCCTGGACACGCACGAAGACGCGGTCCTGTACCTCCACACGCATCGGGGCTCGGAAATGCAAGGCCTGGACCTCGACGAGCTGCTGCAAGCGGTGGGGATCCCCAAGCGGAACGTGGTCTTCTGCGATCCCTACCATAACGTGATCGGTTTCCCCACGCCGTACATGGTAGACGTGTACCGGGCGGCGGACGTGCTGCTGTCGCCGTCGATGGGCGAGGGGTTCGGGCTGCCGATCCTGGAGGCCCAGGCGTGCGGCACACCGGTCATTGTGGGCGACTGGACCAGTATGCCCGAGCTCTGCTTTGCCGGCTGGAAGGTGGGCGGTCAGCGGTTCTACACGCCGCTGGGATCGTTCCAGTACGTGCCGGATGTGGGCGACATCCTGGAGGCGCTACGCACGGCGTACGCGTCGAAGGGGTGTGCGATCCTTGCCGGCCAGGCGCGGCAGGGTGCGCTTGCCTACGACGCGGACCTGGTGGCCGACACGTACTGGCGGCCGGTGCTGGCGCGCATCGCGGAACGGGTAGAGGCCGGAGCGGAGGAACCCGAGGGGATGGTCGCGCTGTGAGGGTCGTCTTTTACAACGCACCGGCGTTCACCGAGAGCGCGCTGCGCTACCGGCTCAACCCGCCCCTGGCCCCGGCGATCCTGGCGGCGATATTCGAGCAGGCCGGGCACGAGGCGGAGGCGGCGGACCTGGAGGCGCTGGGCGTGGGGCCGGAGCGGTTGGCGCGCTCCTATGCGGCGCAACGCGACCGCTGGCCGGACGCCATCGGCTTCACCGTCTGCTCGTTTGCGGCCCAGGGTGCCGAGGCGTGCGTTAGGGCCCTACGCGAGGCGGGCTACAACGGGTACATCGCCCTGGGCGGGCCGCACATCACCATGCTGGGACGCGGCCCGGTAGACGAACTGGAGAGCTGGGGCGCGGACGCCTGGGTGGTGGGCGAGTGCGAGGGGAACGTGGTGCGCGTGTTCGAGGAACGGCAGCGGGGGCTCATTCAGGGCGTCCGCGCCCCCATCGAGAGCATCCCGGCGCCGTTGTGGGCCAAGCACAGGCCGGGCGTGGGCGTGGTCTACGCCGGCAACCAGCCGTTCACCGGGCATCCCGAGTGGATTTCGATGTGGTCACGCGGCTGCCCCCACGCCTGCACGTTCTGCCCCAATGTCGTATTCGGGCGGCAGGCCATCCGGCGGCGGCCGGCGGCGGCCATCCGGGAGGAACTGGCGGGCCTCGCGCGGCGGGGCATCAAGAGCGTCTACGTGTACGACGATGAACTGATCGGTTTCCCTGGGCGACATAACGACTGGTTGGCGGACGTGTGCCGGGAGGTGGCGCCACTGGGGTTGCGGTACAAGGCGCAGGGGCGATGCTCAGAGCGGGCAGTAACGCCGGGCGTGCTCGGGGAGATGGCGGCGGCGGGGTTCCGGGCGGTGCAATGGGGCGTCGAGTCGTTCTCCGAGCGGGTACTG